TTCCAAACCAACTATTCTTATCTAACCAACCATCTAGTTTTTGATCACGAGCGGGAGCCGCTTGTTGTTGCTGTTGCTGAGGCTGCTGAGGAGCCTGAGTTTGCTGTTGTCTTTGCGCGTTCTGCTGTTGACCTTGACGCTCAAGTTGACTTTTTTGAGAACGAACCTTGTCTTTGGCTACAGCAATCTGAGCAAGAGCCTGTTGAGCTTTAGCCGCACGATCATAATCGCCAGCTTCGCTTGCTTCAGCGTAAGCACGAGTTGCTTGGGCTTCTTGAGCCTTTAAGCGGTTTTCGGTTTCTGAATTGTACCCTGCACTAACTTGTTGCAGACGAACCTTCATAGACTCGTTTTCTTTTTGAATTTTGTCAGCATACTGATACGCAGCTTGAGCTTCTTCAGAAGCTTGCTTACGTTTCGATGTTAATTGATTAATTCTACGTTGGACAGATTCGCTATAGTTTTCTAGCTCATCATCGCCTTTAGATTTTTTCCGAACATTTGTTCGGCTTTCATCATCATCGTCGTCGTCGCTGGAAGATATTTCAATATCTTCGTCTTGGTCGTCTTCGACCTCAACGGAAGTACCGTTTTCAAATTCTTCGTCTTCGCGAATGTCTTCAGACATAGCCATTTTCCTTGCTCTCCCTTAGCTTATACATACGAAATGTCCTTTGGGTCAAGGATTGTTGAGATAATATTATCGTCATTTATAATACGAACCTCAAGTCCTTCCACTTTGAACCTGTTTCCACTATATCTTCCTATAAGAACCCAATCTTTCTCTTTACACCAAGGACCACTTGGGAACTTCTGGGCGTCACTGTATGCGTCTGGGCCTAGTTTCACAACGTAAGCTGCAACAGTAGCGAAAGATTCACGCTCGCGAACAGCGTCAGGGACAATAATTCCGCCCTTAGTCTTTTCGCTAGGATAGTAAGGGATAATAAGGACGCGGTAGCCTGTAGGCTGCGGCAATCGCTCTAATGACGATTCTTTTATTTCAGAAGGATCGTCTGCGTTTTTGTTTTCAGTACCTTTTCCGAAAGCGTTAGCAATCGGTGTGGGGAGGTCTGATGTCCCTGATGCCTTGGACGCTGCGCGTGCAACGTGCTCTGGCACAAATAACTTTTTAGTCATCTGCGTACTCTATACCTTTCATCGCGGCTTTTAATTCTTCCTCGACGTAGGCCATGCCGCGTATTTCGCCTACAATATACCGATACTCCTCGAAAGTTTGTATCGAACCGTCCGCGAGCCTGTCTTTTAGACGGGCATCACGCTCTCGAATGCTCTTAAATAGATATTCTGCTAAGTGTAGTGCATCCATACCACATATAGTATGCTACTGTGCGGGAGTTACAAGTAGAAATACCAGGAAATCACAAAATTCCTTGGAATCTCTGGGGTCTTGCTATTTTGCTAAACCTAGTTAGATTTTTTGGAGGTTGTTTTTTTCTTTGAAGAATTTTTCTTTTTGGCTTTTGGTTTTTTAGTCCACGCTTCGTTTTCGGGAGTGGCTGGATCATCTGAAATAAAGTGTCCGTTTTCATCTCGCGCCCTCACTTCTTCAACAACTTCAACAACTGCTTCTACAACAGGTTCTGCTATGGGAGTCCCACGTTTTGCTGCGCGGATTTGTTCAATTATTTTATCTCTTACTGATCCCATTTTATTGGTTCCTTGTGTTAGAATTTAAAGCCGCAATATCTCTCTGAGTTTGAATGCGGTTTTCTGCAATCCTAGTCTTATCTGCCAATGCAGCTTCTGAGACATCAATCCGTTGCTGCGCGGTAAGAACGTCATTCCGTTCTTTCTCACGCTCAACCTCTTGCTTCGCTTCAAACTCAGCTTCTTTGCGCTGCAAGTCAGCGGCTTTCAACTGAAGCTCTTGGTTCCTGATATCCACAAGAGGATCAGACTGCTCAGGTGGAGTAACCGCCTGCACAAGCTCTTCTGTAAGATCAGCAATGATTTGTGCTGCAAGAGAATCAATCTGAGGCTTAAACTGTTCCATAGGATCAGGAGGAGGTTGTTGACCTTGTTGTCCGCCCATCTGTTGCATCATCTGAGATTGTTGCTGCATCATCTGCATCTGCTCTGGAGGAATCTGAGACATAACTTCCTGTTGCGCCTGTGCTTCGGCTAATAGACCAATATGCTCCTGTATGTGGCCCTGTAGAGCCATAATAGCATTCGGGTTAAGCTGCATGGCAGGAGTAGACATAACAGCCATGTGAGCCTCTATGTGAGCCTCGTGAGCCTGATCTGGGAAAGCCTGTAAAGGAGCGCCCTGCAAAGCCAACTGATTCTCCTTTGAAGGATTTATAGGTGGCGGTGGGGGAGGAGGTGGTGGCAAAATGCCATCAATGTTGTTTACGCCCAGCGCTTCGTACATTTTACGATACGCCTGATACAACCCCTGTGGGCCACCGTGTATCTGTGGATTGGACTGAACCAACTGCAACTCTGTTTGTGCTAAGGCAATGCGCTGGGACATAGAAAAGATGTTGGGATCAGAAACAGGTAAAACATCTACACGAGAATCAAAGTCTTGTGAAAATATCTCAGGACCCATTTGAGCATCAGCAGGGTAAGGATATGCAGGAACACTCTCAGCAAAAATCTTTGACAAAAGCTTAAACTCAATCTTCTGAGAATAATGCAAACGCTTGTGGATTGCAGACATAACCTTAGTGCCACGCTCCATGATTGCCATAGTAGTGCCAACAGGAGTGTCTCCACTCATCTCGCCAATCTTCATGTCAGCCATAGAAGCAAATCTACGTCCAGCATCAACAAGCGTGCCTAGAAGGTTATAGAGCGTCCCTGAAGGCTCCTTGAATGGGAGGGGCATCAAAGAGCCTTGCAGGGTGCCTCCAACCACATCAATATCGCGGAACTCACCGGGTTGAAGGGGAGAATCCTCATCGCGGATACGAGCGCCACGGGCTTTAAAGCCTGCTGGTAGGTTAGAGAGCGTGCCTGCATCTATAAGCTGACGCAGGATAGACGTAGAAGCTTGAGCTAAACCACCAATCATATGAGTTAAGCCAAGCCCATAAAAACCTAGCCCCGGCAAAAATTTATAATGTACAAAATATTGCTTCGCACGCTTCATAGGGTCCATAGGGTCATAATTCCTACGCACCGATAAAACATCGCCAGAATCAGCAATAACAGTTACGATATATGGAAGCTTCAAACCTGTAGGCTCTGTATGAACCTCATACAATGTAAGTTCTTCTGAAGGACCAGAAGGACGTATTCCTTGGATTTCGTCAATTGACTCTTCAACCTCATCCATAGCCGAATCTTGGCCCTCAGACTCAGAAGGCAAGTCAATGTCACGGTAAAAACCAGCAAGTTGCAGCTTTCGTATTTCGTTTGAATCCATAGTCAAACGATGCGTAACACGAGGAGAAGAACTTAAATCACTCGCGCCATAAGGAACGATAATGTCTTCTGCATGAATAAACTTGCTAACCGCACGACCCTTTAAAGGATCAGAGTAAACTTTTTTAAACGTAGAACCAATGACAGGAAGATAAAACAACATCTGATCCAACTCTGGATCGTATTCTTCCATCTCATAGGTAATCATGTAATTCATGTAATCTTTAACGCGCTCTGCCTGCTTAACAAGCATTTCGTTCTGCGCACCAATAACCTGTGATCTAACAGGCCCACTAGCAGGAAGAAGTTCACGATAAGCTTGCGCTTGGAACTGTGTAACACTCTCAGCTAATAGCGGGTGGATAACGCCAGAAGAACCCTCAAACGGCTCAGAACGATCCTCAGTCTTCATTCCAAGGAACTCAAGACCTCTTTTATAAGTGTCTTCCCAATCCTGTCGGGAAGCTAAATCATCATCAATGGAACTAACGATATTAGAAGAAACAAGGTTTAACTCATTTTCCTCAATAATATCTGCCAAGTTTCCATCGAACTCAATCTCTTCAAGAACTTCGCCTTCTTCTTCATACTCTCCAACAACTGCGCTTCCATCATCAAACTCAGTAATACCGGGAGCTTGAGCAAGAAGTTCAGGTAATTCTATTATACGACTGTTGTCTTCAACCATAGGCTCATCAGGAAGACCACCAGCACCTAGCCCTTGTTCAATCGCCATCTAAACCTCCTGTTGTAGTGTTCGTATAGCACAACAACTTAATATTCTTCAACATCTTCAGAAATTACCTGTCCACAAGTGGGGCAAGTAATAGAAATTTCTTCAGGCTCATCTTCGTCAACAACGTCTTCAACGATTAAAACCTCATCTTCTGGCATGTCATATTCTGGCATGTCATCATAAGGTAGATGAATGTCTATGGTTACTTTAGGCATCACTTCACCCCAGAAAATCTAGTTCCGCGAAGTGCTGCGCCACCACCACGGGATTTACCTTTGCCCATGCCTGGCTTAGAAGAAGCATCTGTCTTTTCAATCTTTGCTTTTCCGTAGCTAACTTTGCCTTGGCCTTTTATTGTAAATCCGTCTTTCTCTACTTTGTTGGACATTACCTGCCTCCGAATATATCGCCAATGTTTTTAGTCATCTTTTCCGCAAGATTACCCATTTGTATTTTTTCTTGCAAATCTAATCTTTCTTTTGCAATTTGATCTTTCATATCTGCAATATCAAGCTGAGTATCTATCCTGTCTCCAGCTAAATCTCTTTGCGCGTCTATACGATCTTTATCTAAATCAAGTCGCTTGTCAGCTTCTTCTGCCTTACG